CAAAGAAGGAGGCGGCGTCATAGACTAGTTGATTTAAGCCCTGAGACATTTGGTTTGCACGTTCCTCTGCAACCCCAAAGCCGCCTACTATCTGCTTGAAAATACCCTGTTGTTTAATCCATTCGTTGTGGTCAATCCCCATAGCGTTCTCAATCGCCTGAGCATACCGAAGCGCAGCGTCCGCACCCTCACCCATTGTCACGGTAAAGAGGTTAATGTTCTCGATATACATATTGGCTTCGTCAATGAAACCTGCGATAGAACTACTTACACGCTTAGCAAAATACCCACCTACAATTAATGTGGATCGCCAGTCGGATAACACGCTCATCAGCCCCCTTGAGGATGATGTTGCTTTCCCCGTGGACTCTGTGACCTTATCCATTTCTTTAATATATTTTTGCAGCTTGTTAGGCATTACATCAAAGCCCGCAGCCACCTTCTCCATCTCGGTAGCTAGTGGACGCATAGTCTCTGTTAATTCTTTAATCTGAGGGGCAAGTTTGCCTATGTCTATCTCTTGGAGTTTTTCAAAGGCTTTGGGTAGTCGCCCTAGCTGATTGACCGAAGCGTTCAGCTTCTCCGGCGACACTAAATTAAAGACGTGCATACTCTTACCGAGCTGCTCTAACTTCTGCCCCGATTCAGGAGTAACCCCCGCTATAGCCTCATTCAAACGTACTAAAGCGTTCGCATGAGATGCGGTAAGGTTGGGTTTTTCTATTCGTGCATAGGATTCTAAAGCCGGAATTAAGGCAGCAAAGTTACTGGAATCAGTAACCTTGCTCGCTGCCTCTGCTATGTCCGTAATCTGATTAGCTGTAGCTTTAGATAAGCTCGGTTTCTTTATCTCACCGTACTTATTAAGACTCTCGACTAACTTGTCGAGATTCGCTGTAGCAGGGGCTTCTATCTTGATACCCTCAACAGTTCTCTCAAGTTTCTTTAGAGAAGAGATGGCTTTGTCTATCGACTTGGTAGCCTCATCTGTAGACCCTTTAATGACAATATCTAAATTATCATACGCCATTCTTTTCCCTAGCCTCCTGCTCAGCTTTTATCTGCTTCACCCAACGATCACGCTGAGCTAAAAATTCGTCCCGTTTTTGCTTCTCAGCTTCTTCTACTGTGAGCGGAATCGGTTGGCTAGGATATTTAGCATCCTTACTTAACGTGGAGGCAATGGCGTATTGCATATACACCCCGCCTAACCATGCGTCCTGATTCTTCCGCTTCCGCTCAAGCTCGTCCTTTTCCCTATAGACACGGGGCAGTTCTGCCGGCCCGTGCCAATACTCATCCCACGTCATCCCAATGCTCATGTAATAAGAGCAAAGGTCTGTGATTGATTCCGCTGTGTTTAACTGCTTAGTAGCAGTAGGGGGCGAATCTAAAAATTCGCCTCCCACTTCCCCTTTTTTCCCTTATCGGAACCCTCTTGAACACCAAACAACTCGTTAATGACTTCGGCGTACATTTCAAGTAATTTGCCGATAAATCCTTCCCTGTCGGGAATCGAGTCGATGATGTCGTCAATTTGATCCTGAGTGAGCCACTTATGATTAGCTTGGAACGCTGCCGAAATAAGGATCGGTACGTTCGTGCCGGGTTTAGCGGTTATCTGAGAGAGATCAAGCCCTCTGTTCTCCGCTGCCCGCACACTAGCTCTTGTGTACTCTAGGATGTACTTCTTTTCTGCATATTCGATTGAGAGTTGTTTAGCCATTCAGTTTTACTCCTTAAGTGCCACTTACGTATTCAAACGGTTCCACCATTGCGAATGTAACTCGCATTTTGTGAATGTTACCTGCGTCACCCGACACAAGGGTCACGCTAGGCATACCCACACCCTCAAACTTTCCGTTTGAGCCGTCAGGGTCACCCGATGAATCCGCACCGAGCCACACAGCGATTGCCACTTCATTCCCTTCTTCTGCTTTAATATCAGCAAAAGTTGTCTCGTCATATGGGGCTTCAAAAGACTTAGCTTCGGCCGATTTCAAACCCAAGATGTTACGTCTTGCAAAGTCTGAAAGATTGGTTACGTCTACCATTTCAGGCGCACCTTCTAAATCGGGGAAGTTGAGGATGTCAAACCACTTCTCGTAAGTGATTGCGCTTGTTCCTGTCCCCTTCATTAGATAAGTACCTGCTGTTAAAAGTTCAACATTACTCATTTCTTACCTCCGGTATATAATTCCTTCGTCGGAGGCTACCCCCACCCACCTAAGAACACGCCTAGCGATAGTCGCATTGTTTAAGTTCTCAAGAGGTTGATTAAATATCCTCCTAAAGCCATGTTCTTGCATGACCTCGTTTATGATTGCGGCAATGGCCTTTGTCTCAGCCTTCTTACCGCTCGTTTTGTTGCTATAAATTTGAGCCTCATAGAGCAAGTCCACGAACTGCTCATCATTGATATCCCTACTCGACATATGCCTCTCTGCGATCTGATTAGACAGCTCGTAGAAAAACACTCTAGGATAAGGAGCAGACTCCGCAGTCACATCACCACTTACAAAGATGGTGCTAAACTCAGCTCTTAGGGCGGTTGCTACTTTCGTGAACAGGATGTTTTCAATGTCGATCATCTAAAAATCACCTCTAGCTATCTTTTTCAATAGCTCCATATACGTGTAATAGACAAACGGCTTTGAAGCCTGACCTGTCGTTGTGAAAAACTCTTCTAAGTCAGGGTCAAAATAGACCCATTGCTTTTGATCGTATTCACCCTTACCTGTCGGATGTGGGTCTTGAGCCCCCTTAATGCCTGTACCAAACTCAACAAAGAACCCGGCTTTTTGAGCCTTTACGTTAGGATCAGCATCACCCACTTGAATGTAGCCGGTCATGATTTCTTCCTTAAAGTCAGTCGCAATGCTTTCACGCAACACGCCTGTCTTGTCAGACACGAACATACCCAGATATTCGAGTTCTCTTTGCTTACCCCATTCAATGAGGCTGCGAATCCGATTCGCTAATCTCTCATCAAGTTTGGCCTTCTGATCTTCAAGGGCTTTAATAGCGTCTTTAATCGACTGGGGCTGGTTCAGGTTGATCGTTATCGTCTTCTTTGACACCTAGCACCTCCACACTCTTAATCGCTATTACCAAGTTGTTCAGGGAAGGTGCTAGTCTAGTGACAATGAAATCGTGAGTAGTTTTGGAATCCGGGTTGTTGATCCATATCCGGGCATCTTTTGTCACCGGAAGATCATCAACCACAATGACCCGATCGTAACTCTCCGTCTCACCGAAAGACTGAACGTTCACCTCACCCTTAGCGGGACTTATGTTTCCCCACGCCTCGGTAACCGTGCCATAGGTGAGCTCGTACTCACCCGTCTCGTTCCCATACTCATCAAAGATTGCCGATCGCTCGACAAAGTTTTGATACAGGAACTTTTGCTTGTTTCTCCGAAGCGTTCTCATTAGCTAGGAAACCCCGCTCTTGGCGTTATCATCGACAAAAGCTGAGGATCGACGAAAGCTGACACATATTCACGAGTGATCGTGTTTTCAACGTGCTTAACCTGCATCTCTGCCCCAACCTTGAAGATCAAATCGACTGCTATCCTGACCTGTAGCCATTGGTAGCTATCAGGTAATTCGTTCGTTGCCTTCTCCTCGAAGGGGTACTTGTGCTTCAAAATCACATTTGCGGCAGTATCTAAAAAGAACTCCAAAGTTGCATCCGGTAAAGGATCGCCGCTCAAGTCGGTAATACCCGGATAGTATTTCAATGTTGATAAAGCAGAAGCCATTTGCTACCCCCTCTCAAAGATTTCCTATGCGTTTTTCAGCACGATCTTACTGATGTAAATACCCTTATGCGGATATTCAAGCGTGTAACTAGCTGATGTTCCGAGCTCTGCGTCTGTCGGCGAAGTCGGAATGCCGGCGGCAGGAGCGTAAGTGAATCCGTTAGGATGGATTACGTCTCTGATCTTGGTTGCAAGATAAGTTTCACCGCCGTTTTTCAAAGCCTGACGCTCAAGCTCAGCACTTCTACCGAGACGAGGTTGACCTGTCAGCAAGGCACCGTAACCGAGAGCGTAAATCTGCTCAACACCCTGTACGGTAGTCGAAACGGTAGCAGCAACACTTGTTGCGCCCGCACCGTCCGCATCAGCGAAAGTAGCATCTGTCAGATCACCAAAGACCTGAGACTTGAAAGTAACTGTGTCGGTTTTAACGCTTACGTCCCAACCGGGGAAGTCAACCGCTGCAACCGCTGCAGCAACTTTAGCCCCTGTGGTATCAGTAGACGCAACAGCGACCTTCTTAGCCACACCGTTTAATGTGATAGTAATATCACCGGCAGCGGAGGCACCGGCAGTAAACTTCATGGTTACGGTCTCGTAGTAGCCCATGGCTGTGTCATCAACAATCAGGGTATAACCCAAGAAATCACCGATTCTCGGAGACCTCAAAGCGGCATCAGGCTGTACACCCTTGCGGTAATGCAAGAGGTTCAGGTTCTCAAGCTCAGTAGCAACTAAGCTATCGGTAATCAGAACTTTAATCTGCTGCTTTTCAGCACCGTGGATCTCAGCCAATGCTTTATTGATTGAGCCCGGCAATTGACCTAAGTCAGACGGTCTTGTGATAGTGTTGGTATGCTGTTCCATACCGGTAGCACCCAAGACGCCGTTGATAACCCCCAACAGAGTTTTCTGACGCTGATTGTCCCAAAAGTTGCTCACGTTTCTTACAATGTGACCCATCGGATCGTTACCGATAAAGTCAGGTACAAAGTCTCTTTCTTTCCACGCCTGTGTCCGACCATAAGCGACACCGCTCTGAGAGCCGCCCTCAGTCTCTTTAACAGGAATGTCGGTCTGCCCGTCATAAATGGCGGGGTCACCGGTTAAAGGTTTGTAAAAAGGTACGGTAAAGTAGTTACCGCCACCTGCTAATGCACCTGTGATGAGTGGAGAATCGATCAGAGCACCTGATTTCAACAGAGCAGCTCTTGTAAAGTCGGGCTGATTACCCCACGCTGCTACAAAGATCTCCTCATCAAAGGGATAGCCTAATAGTGTTCCTGGCATATTTTTATTCCTCCATAATTACCCTCGAAAGTTGTCTATACTTTTCAGGGTTTGTACTTTTGAGCTCCATTTGCTCAGTAAGTGACATCTTCTCGAAACTAGGAGTATCTACTTCAGGGGCAGGAGGTTCGGGGGTTTTATCCATGCGGTCAGCCAATGCCTTCTTAGCTGCCGATTCGCCCGTAGCGTCCATAGCCTGAATCAGAGAATCAATAATCTTGTCTGCCGCCTCAGCATCAGTAATGGATAAATTGCTCAAAAGAACATCGTCCAGTTCCAAATTGCCGTAGCCGGCTTTAGCCAACCTCTCACTCATACGTGAATGTAAAATCTCACTCTGCAACTCTTGAATCTTGGTCAGGCTCTCATCGAGCTCACGCTGCCTTAATTCCTCTTCCGTCAACATCTGTGTTTCCAGTTCCCGTACTTTCTTGTTAGCCGCTGACAGCTCCGAAGCCACTTCGTCAAAACGTTTCTTAGATATCGATTCGGGTAAGGTAGATCTATCCACCAAGTCCAATTCGCCTAACGCTTTAGCTATGTCCTCTACTGTCATCTCATCCGTGTACTTCTCTCCCAAAAGTTTCTTCAATGCCATTGTTAATTTCCCTCCGTGTTTTTCAGGTAGCTTCTCTGCTCCAACATATTTGTGATTTAAGGCTTCTCTGCCTGTGTAAAAGCTGTGATTTAAGGTTTCTCTACCTAGTCGTGATTTAAGGCTTCTCTGCCTGTAATTTATGTAAAGCTACTTACAGTAGCTGTTTACTAATGTCATCGGGCATCTCGGCCTTCCGTTCAGCATTTCGACTAAGGGGACGTTGGTTTTTATCTGAAGGAGGTTTGTAGTCAGCCCACTTCTCTAGGAATGGCATAGAGTCTAAATACACCTGTTCGCTATCCGAGAAGAGACCGCACATCGAGATTGCTATTTGCGGGTGGATCCCCGCTTCCAACATCCCCTGTAGTCCCTGCACCTTTACCAATAAGTTGTCTGTACGATTCCTAGTGAACTTGATATCAATGTCACTAAGTTTCAAATCCACGCCCTTTTTATCTCGTGAAATAATCAGAGCCAACTTCAGGAACTCTTTTTCAGACTTCTTAAAGCTCATCTCAATAGACTTCGCCTTGGTCTCAGCCTCAGCCCATCCGTCCCTCAACATGACCGCCTGACCCGTGTCGCCTGACCCCCTCGGAGCACCGCCCCTATCAGGCATCCCACACAAGACCAAAATGCTATTTGTCAGGTCATCAACTAAGGTCTGAGTTTGCTGCTGATCCAATTCAGCGGAGACAATATCGACATCTGCCGGGAGCTGTGGTTCCGAGCGAATCAGGATCGCCCCCAATTCCTTCAACTCCTCTAAACCGTCCGCATCGACCTCAGCGTTGATAAATTTCATAAAGGACTGAATAAACTGCTCAACACCGTTAATCCGATCGCTCTGCACCTTGTTCAAAGCGTTCAGTAAGGGGATGACGTGCTCAAAAGCACCCATCCGAACGTTGTTAGCCGTATATTCAATAATCGGGATGCCGCCTAAGTAATGAGGCTCATTCTTAGTAATCGACCCCTCTTGAATCTCGTAATAGCGATCCTGAGTCCATGCAGCAAAGAGCTTCTTGCCCCCGCCCGTGGGAATGATCTGTACCCCCATCAAAGGTCGCTTGCTAAAGCGATTAGACCTGACAAGGAAAGTGTTTCTAGGATCAAGAGCTGCCACCTCGAAGGGTGAATCGTCCTCATCCTGACCCGCCAATTTGTCAGGCAAAACCCCCCGATAAGCCACACCGCAAATCAAGAGCCAGTCCCCGATCTCCTTATCCACCGTCGCCTTATCTTCGGCAGCCATAAACTCGTTCAGATGCCCTACAGCAATAGACGTACTATCAGCTCTATCACCGCTTACATCCCCATGAGTGACAGCCCCTCGCCTGACATACTGAATAGGATCGCCAAAAATATAGCCGCTAAAGAATGATACAACGGAATATGCAATATTCTCTACAACTATATTATTAATATCCGGCCTGATGGTCTTAACACGGTCTAAGATGGGTTGGTTGCCCTTGTAAAATTCATACAGCATCTGAATATCAAAAGAGTTTAGGTTATGCCTCTGATAAGAGTCCTTAACCGCCTCTATGACGTTAGAGCTATTGATTTCTTCTAGGTTTGTATAGATCGCATTTCTACCAGTAGGGTAGTATTCCTTCATCCTCTATTCCCCTCAATAGTAGTTTCTGCGGGGGCGGCTGACCCGAAGCTCGCCCCCTTATACAGAAAGGAGCTGTAACGGTGAGGAAAAGTAAATAAAACCCCACCTACGTATATTATAACCTATGTTTATAAAAAAATAGTGCAGACTTTTTACCATAGGGGAGATTTTATAACTTCGACCTTGCGCCTGAATAGCGAATTGGCATAATCTGATAACATAGACATACCATCCGGCACGTCGTCATGAGTGTTTTTGCCAGTCTGTGTATAGGAAGTTAAAAAGCGAAGCATCTTAGCATAATCGGAGCCAGGATCTACGTTCTGAGCGTCTAGGAATAGACAATGATTCAAGACCCAATTAGCAGACACAATTATCCGGGTCTCTTTATTTGAAGTGGTGAAACGTTTAGTAATATGAGTTCTGCCACCTAGGGCCTGAACTTGCTTGTTGATGGTGTCCGCTATCCTACCCCCCGCAGCGTTGGACTCAAACCGAGCTTGCTGAACACCATGCTCAAGCAGGATGTTGACCATCTTGCCCTCCACGGCCTCAGACACGCCATTGTCACAGACACAATCGGCTATGTAATAATCATCACCATAGACATAAGCCACAGGCAGGAAGGCATAGTCCTTGCCCTTATCCTTTGTATCGCAAACCGCAATAACCGCATCAGGCGCTTCATCCGGCAGAGAATAGAAGCGTCGAAGTTCACTATCAGGGTATAAGAGCCCCTCACGCTCAATCGGCTGCTGTTGATAAAGGCTCAACCATGAAACCTCATCCATCCTCGCCCTCAAGTCGTGATACATAGCAGTAGTGAACCCGGCGTCATTACCATAATCAAAGTTACTCTCATCGTTATCATTAAGAGCCGGCATCTCGATATACCGAATCCGGGGGTCGTTATAGCCATAATGACTTTGTAATTTACCGATAGGGTCATGAACACTCCACCGGGTAGCAACATGGATCTCTTTGCAGTCGCCCACTTTTCGGGAGCTGACATCAGAGCCGTACTTCTCCCACAAAGATAACAGCCGCTCAGGCTTCAACGCCTCCTCAATACCACTTACCAAGTCATCGCAATAGAGTAGTTTGTTACACCGCACAGCACCAGTCATGGAACCGTCTATTGATCTTGATGTGAACGTAGGAAATCGGCTAGGCTCGCCAAAGTTGATCTGAGTCATCAAAGAGCTTTGAGACTCCAAAGGGATATTAAAGATATCTTGCCATTTATATTCAGGATCAGTCACCAACGACAACACACCCTGATACAAAGATTTAGTTAAGACCCCCGAATGAGCTGTAGCCAAAGAATAGGAATCAGGAAAGAGGCCCATGACCATAGATAAGAAAAACGTCCCCGACGTGGTTTTTCCCGAACCCGGCGGCAAAGAGACCGTCAATATGTCAAGCTCATCGTCCAAGATGCCCTGCATACCCTCTATCAGAGGTTGCAGTTGTTTGCGCCTAGGCAGGTAAAACCGCTTGTCGAGATCCCTGTCCCATTCAAGGTATTGGAAATAAGAGTCAACGTCATAGTGACTCCTGAACAGCATGGCTTTACCCAACACGTCCCGCCACGCTAGAAAATCCTTCATTTCCTGACCCTTTTTCTGCAAGCCCGACAGACCATAACGCACAACCGCCTCAGCTATCTCCCGACCCTCGTCGGAATCTCGCCCCGCTTGCCACATTAAAGCCGTCAAGTCGTCCACAGCCCCAATATCATAAGGATTTTCTCTTAAATAATTAAGTACGCTAATTTTTGCGTTGTAAATATCGCCCCTCATAGGGTTATTATAACAAGAGATTAATATTCAATAGTGCAGACTTTCAAGGCTGTCGAATAAAGAGCGACAGTCGAGCTGAGTTTCAGAATGTTGTCGGTTATAAACGACGAATTATGTCGGTTTGCGATGAGGAGTAGGCGATAAAAACAAGCGAAAGCGATAAAAGCAAGCGATTCAGAGTATTGTGACAAAAGCGTTCAGAGAAAT